CTATTACTACCACATCTGGTGGTGCTTCCGCTGGTCGCACTGCTGGCTCCGTGCCTTATCTCGTTGATAGGTCTATCGACTTCGCTGCTGCTGCAACCTCCAAAGGTTCTGCCTTGGCTGCTGCTGACGTTATCGAATGCATCTCCGTTCCTGCTAACACCCTCATCTTGAATGCTGGTATCGAAATCACTACCGTTCTTGGTGGTGAGTCAAACGACACCACTTTCGACTTGGGTGTCACTGGTGTTGACGCTGACAACTTTATTGACGGCTTTGATGCTGACGCTGCTGCCGCTGGTGCTTATGCACAGAACGCTGCTGCTTTCCAGCCTATCGTGATCGCTACTGCTGACACTATTGACCTGTTGATCGCCACTGCTACCACTGCACCTACTTCTGGTGTTGCTCGTGTGTGGGCTGTGTTGATGAATGTTGATGGCCGTCCTGCAACAGACGAAGCTGACCGCGACCAACTGGCTTAATAGCTAGTAACTAGGAAGGGGGCTTTGGCCCTCTTCTTTTCTGTTTTAACAAAGCTAATATGTCATCAACCTATCTTTCCCTTACGAATGAATTGCTGCGCCGCTTGAATGAAGTAGAGCTTGACTCTACAAACTTCGCTGCTTCCCGTAATGTCCAAGCTCTTGCTAAAGACTCCATCAATTCATCCGTAAGGGAACTGTTACATTCTGCACAGGAATGGCCGTTCACACTAGTTACATATTTACAAACCCTCACTGTTGGTGAGGCAACATATTCTTTTCCAGCAACCTTAAACAGTGTTGATTGGCAAAGCTTCTATCTTAAGAAGCTGAATGATAGTAATGAACCCGGCAATCTAGAAGTTATTTCATATACACAATACATTGAAGAATATCGTGGTAAAGACGAATCTTCTGGCACTGGTGGATATGGACCACCTAGAATAGTTAGCCAGACTAAAGAGAATAAGTTCATTGTATCTCCACCTCCAAATTTAGCATATGTTATTGAGTACAAATACTGGAGCTTTCCAACTTCTCTTTCTTTGTTCTCTGATGTATGTGTTATTCCAGAGCGCTTCAACAATGTAATTATTGATGGCGCTATGATGTTCATGATGCTGTTTCGCAGCAATGAGCAAAGCGCTTCTATCCACAAAGATAAGTTTGAACAAGGTGTTAAGACAATGCGAAGGCTGCTCATGGATGAGCCGCTATCGGTGCGATCTGCTATGCTGACTAGGCCAACTCTTTCCACTAGGGTGATGAATGGCTGATAAGATTCAGGCATATAAAGTAAGCTGCCAAGGTGGCTTAGATACCAACAAGGACATGCTGGCGCAGGGAGAGTTGTATCCCGGCAGCGGTCTTCAACTTGTTAATTACGAGCCATCTATCACTGGTGGATATCGCCGCATTAGCGGCTATACAAATACATACGGTACAGTTCCCGGTGAAGGGTCTGTGCTTGGTGTAAACATCTCTGAGAATATTAACAATGGAATATTTGCTTGCCGTAAGCCCACATCTCCATCGACTAGTTATTTCTACCGCTGGAATACTTCTACGTCTGCATGGGTCGCTATTACCACTACTGCTGGTATAACAATGGTTGGTGTCAAGAAGGTTCGTTTTGAGAACCTGTCTTGGGGTGTTGATAAGATGGCAATGGCAGATGGTGTAAACCGTGCAGCTGTCTATGATGGTACAACCTATACGCAGCTTGCTTCACCAGCACCGGCAAAGCCTAAGTTTGTAACGCATTTTGCTAATCATTTATTTCTAGCCGGTGATACGACTGACCCTTATAACTTGTATTTCTCTGCACCGCTGGCTGAGACAGACTTTACTCCAGCCAATGGCGCTGGTGTTATCAATGTTGGTTTTCCAATTGTACAAATTAAAAGCTTTCGTGATTCGCTGTACATCTTCGGTAAGAACGCAATCAATCGTCTTGTTGGAACAAGTATTGCAGACTTTAGAATTGAAGAAGTTACTAGCAACCTTGGTTGTGTTGCTTCTGATAGTGTTGTTGAGATTGCTGGTAACTTAATATTTCTTAGTAACGATGGCTTTAGACCAATCTCTGGCACTGCTCGTATTGGTGACATTGAACTTGAGACTATTTCTAAACAGGTACAAAGTACTGTTGTTTCGATTGTAGATGAATTGGTTGCAGGTAGTATCGACACTGAGACAGTTAGCATGATCGTGCTAAATAAGAAGAGTCAGTTTCGGTTTATGTTGCCAACTGAAGGCTTGTTTGGATTCCTTGGCGGCATCCGTAAAACAGATCGTGGTAGTGCCTTTGAATATAGCTTGTTGTTTGATATGGTGGTGTCATGCGCTACCAGTGGCTACATTGGTTTTAATGAAATTATTATTCATGGCGCGTCTAATGGTAAGGTTTATAAGCAAGAAACTGGCAGCAACTTTGATACTCGTGAAATTCTTAGCATCTATCAAACTCCATATTTCTACTTTGAAGACCCCACTATCCGCAAGAACTTCTACAATCTAACTACATTCTTGCGTAGTGAGGGAAACACTAATATTGTTTTCTCTGTATCTTATGACTTTGAAGATAGCGTTAATGTTTTTAATCCATCAAACTATGCTATAACAACTACTGGTGCAGCAGCGTACTATAATACAGCTGTGTATGATAGTGGTATCATATACGATGGTAATCCTTCACCAGTGGTGAAGACAAACATTTCAGGTTCTGGTTTCTCTGTTTCATTTAAGTATGTAACATTCGATACAAATGCCAGTCATAACATTCAAGGTATGGTCTTGAACTTTTCATTTAACGACAGGAGATAATCTTGGCTGGATATCAAAGACAATCAGCTGCCGACATCGTGCCAACCGCCGTTGTACGCGCAGCCCCAATCAATAACGAACTTAACGCATTGCGTGATGCCTTCCTGCTTGCTGGTGGTCACCGCCATGATGGCAGCGCCACTGAAGGTAACTATGTCACCCTGATCGCAGACTCTGACGCTCTTAACAAAGTTGCTGTAGACACTGGCAACAATCGTGTTGGTGTATTCGTTGAAGTTGCTGCTGCCGCTGTTGAACAAGTGCGCGTACAAGATGGTGTCATTGTTCCTGTTACAGATAATGACATTGATCTTGGTACTAGCTCTCTTGAGTTTAGAGACTTGTACATTGATGGCACAGCAAACATTGATAGTCTTGTTGCTGACACTGCTGACATTAATGGCGGCACTATTGACGCTGCTATAATTGGTGCAACTACACCAGCTGCTGCTACTGTTACTAGCTTTGTTGCATCCACCGCTGACATTAATGGTGGCACTATTGATGCTGCCGTTATTGGTGCATCTAGCCCTGCTGCTGCCACTGTCACTACCCTCACTGTTAATACATCAGCAGTTATTGCAACCGCTGACATTAATGGTGGCACTATTGATGCCGCTACAATTGGTGCAACCACACCAGCAGCTGCCACTCTCACCAACCTCACTGTTAATAGCGCCGCAACCATTGCGTCTGCTGACATTAACGCTGGTACTATCGATGGTGCAGTGATTGGTGGTTCTTCTGCTCAAGCAATTACTGGCACAACTATTACAGCCAGCACAGGTTTTGTTGGTGGCCTTACTGGTGCTGTCACTGGTAATACAGCCGGTACGCACACTGGTGCTGTTGTCGGCAACGTCACTGGTAATGTCACAGGTAATGTTACAGCTTCTACTGGCACTTCTACATTCAACGATGTCACCATCAATGGTGGCTTGAATATGGATGCTAGCACTGCTGCAACCATTACCAACCTCACATCACCAACCAACAGCGGAGATGCTGCTACTAAGGGATATGTTGACACTGCTGACGCATTAAAACTAAATCTTAGTGGTGGCACCATGTCTGGCGCTATTGCTATGGGTACTAATAAGATCACAGGTCTTGGCACTCCTACGCTAACCGCTGACGCAGCTACAAAGGGATATGTTGACACCTCTGTTAGCAACTTGGTTGCTTCGGCTCCCGGAGCGTTAGACACTCTAGATGAA